TATTTACACAAAGAAATTCTGAAGGTAATGATATAGTATTAAAGGGATGTGGTATAAACAATAATATTAAAAATAACTTTGAACCTAAAAATGCTGTTTTGTTTAGACCCAAAATAGCAGATGCAATGAGACAAGAACAATATCAGACTAATATAATTTCATATTTAAATTATATTTTTACATATGCAGTAAGTTCTCCTCCTGGTAGTGATAGGTTAAAACCTTATTATATGTTTTGGACTGATTTTACAAATTGTTTAAATTATAAATTTTTTGATTTACGAAGTGACTTAGAGACAAACTTATATAAATTTGATCTTGATCCTAGTGACCCATATCATATACAACCATATGGTGTATATGATTCACCTGATGTTCAACGTCTTTTAAAAGATGTTGACGGTGAAGATATTGAATGTAAAAAAATATATGTATTGGTAACAAATCCAGCTACCAGCATTATTAATAAAAATTATTATTATATTCGAGATTCACCAGTATACATGGAAATTCCATCATTTGGTATTTCGGGTTCAACTACAGATCCTGTTAATCTGATGAGTCCATATTTAAGCGACTCGGCAAATACACATTTAACCACAGTCACCAAGTATACAGAAAATGTTGCTGGTGTTACGTATAGTATGAGGGCTATGGCAATCGAAGATGCTAATTTAACATATCTTCCTGATGGAGGATATTATGGATATGCATCTGATTTTACTCAAAGCAATACAAAAATCAATACAACGGATGCTGTTGCATCATATGAATTTTTATTAAACCATATTGAAGCTACACCTCTTGGTTTACGTGATTCATTTAAACAACCAAATCCACAGACACCTTTGTATCCATTTAACGATAATCCATACATGTGGCAGTTTGCATACGATTTCACGCGAACACACCCAAATTTGGTTAGAGTTGAAGAAGGTAGTGCTGTATCTGTAAAAGAAGTTGATTTTTATCAACAGTTATCCGACTTATTATTTACAGATGGTGGAAATATCATTTCTCAAACACAAATTACTGTATTATTACAATCTCTTAGTTTAAATAAAGTTCTTGAAGCCAAATATAAAGCAATGGGTGATAAAAATAATTATGATAATTATCGCCGAAAACAATTAGAACAAACTGAAAAAGAAAATTTTGTTGCTAATGTTTTATGTTGTATTGGTGAAGATCTTGCAGCAAAAGAAGATTGGTTCTTTGCCAAAATTACAGGATTTATTCCAGATAATAGAAAATTACGTGATGGTATTGGTATTGAGGGAGACGATATAAAACTCGGTGCTGTTGCTGATGCTTGGTTATACACTTGGAAAAAACTAGAACCTGGACCTCTTTTTGTTGGTTTAACTGGAGGAGTAACTGCTGATATTGAAAGATTTGCATCATATCATAGTATGATGCATGGATGGACAACTAGCTCATGTATAGGTTCAACTGGTATGCCTGATCCATATTTTATTGAGCAGACTTATTACGGTGATTCTATACCCGCTATGAAACATGGTGGTGTGTTTCCTGGTATGGGCACATGGGCTATAAATCTTAACGAACGGCTAAATGGACAAAATGATAATAAGTTTACTATTCCAAGTGCACCTGTAGAAAAAGGTACTGATACTAAAAATTATAGAGCACCGGGATATTTTAAAGATAATATTACTAACAATGGTCAATTTGCTTATAAACCAATTGGATTTACTGGAAGTCTTTTTACTCACAGTAATGCCATTGGGGGACAAGGCTTTGACAAATGGGAATCAGCTTCACATATTGTAAAAATGTACAAAATTAGAGTGAATAAATTAAGAGAGATGGGTTGTATACCACCAGCCCCTAACTTAGGTAACGAATATATGTATTACTTTATTGCGGAAAACGCAGTTGATGGAATTTGCTAATGGCTAAAAAAATAACAATCCTTGGTACAAATATATTAAAAATTCAAACAGGTAATGCTGTTTCGAATAGAGATTCATATACCTGTGCAAACCCAAAAATTACTAGCGGTCAAGTAGAAGCACCATCTTCATTAGAAGAATGTTATGAGCTTTTTCCAGAAATTAAAATTATTGCTGATGCCTTGGGTGTTGGTAACACTTATAGCTTGGAGGCTAGTTTTGGTTTAAGTGGGGCTAGTGGTGGAGTTTGTATTTGTGGTTTATCTGGTGCATCGGGTTTGGGTATAGCAGGTGGTTCTGGTGGGTTTACTTTAATTTTTAGTGAACCAGATCCAGAGTGTGTAAACATTTATGGTATATTGGGTAAAGAGTGGGCTGGTTGTTTTTGGCCAGACCCAATGGCAACTTTTAGTTGTAACTGTCCTCTATACGGTGATATGTTTGAAAATTTCTTAAAATATCGGTTAGGATCTGCAACTTTTTGGGATACACCAATTGATGTACCAATTCAACGTCAAGATTTTATTGAATCAATTAAAGAATTAATTGAAATTACAATTGGTGGTGATTTGAGTCAACGCCCGGGCGATATTGTATATTTAAAAATGGATGATCCTACAGGATTGGTTACTCTTAGTGATGAGTCCCCCGTTCATCAGGTAAAAACTGGGTATTATTATATCATGCGTGCCAAAAACGTAATAAAAAATGATGGTGGTCATACTACCATTTTATCTTTAAGTACTATGACAAATTCTAGGTTCTATCCACCATATGAAGATACCAAACCATATGAGTCAATTTAAGTATAGAAATTACCCTAAATAAATGGGTACATGGATAAAATAGATTTTGATATTCTTTTGGCTACTATATCCTCTGTAAATGACAGGCAAGATGTAGCTTTGGTTGAAGGTAGTTATACTATAGCACAACAAATAAAAAATATTGTGTTATTAAATAAATCAGAAAATAGTTTTAATTACGTTTTGGGGACAGATATTCAAACTTTTTTAACTGGCAATATGCTAGATGCATATCTTGCTGTTGATCAAATAAATACAGCAATATCATATTCGATTCAAAATATATATAAAGTTAGAACTAAAATAACTAATAATCTTGGTATTTTGACTATTAGAGTTAGGTATGATTATAGTACAAAAACATCATTTAGTCCAAATCAAGAAGTAACAATAACAATGGATACAAATACATGAATTATGATTATAGTACGCTAAATGTAGGTAAACTCGATTATGATTCTATCAAATCAAGTTTAGTAACATTTTTACAAAAATATCCACAATTTCAAAATTATGATTTTGCAAACCAAGCATCAGCCATCAATATGTTCTTGGATATTTTATCTGCAAATACTGCATATAATGGTTATTATTTACATTCAGTTTTGACAAATTCTTTTCCAACAACTGCTTCAACTAAACGTACATTGTTATTAAACGCTGGTTTACATGGTGCGTTTATTTCTGATACCGTTTCTTCTCGCTGTATTGCAACAATAAAAAACAAAGAAACTACTGCTATTCCAGCATACAGTATTTTTACTGGAACACAATCAAATGGATCTCCGTGTTCGTTTTATAATATAACATCTATACCTGTTACAGTTGATGATAATACAACCGATGTTGTGTTAGTTGCAGGAAAAACGTTAACTGAATTTAGTAATTATGACCAAACAAAACAGGTAATTTCTATTCCTATATCCTATGATCCATCTACTGTTTCTTTTAGTTCTTTTGATTATGATACTGAACTTCCATGGAGTAGAGTAGATAAATTTTCAAATAATTCTGGAACTAAAATATTTACTGTTTTAAACGGCCCTGGTGTTTATTATGTTACTAATAATATTTCTGGAGCAGAAGTTATAACAGGTACAATAGTTTGTCGTGCCCTAGAGTCTTCAGGAACTGTAACTGATTCTGCAGTCATTTTAAATGCAAAAAATTACAGTAATGTTACCGTAGTTAGTCATACTGTCCCAACTGGTGGGAGAGATGGAACAACAAAAGATTATATTAGAACATATACTCAATATGCTGTAAATACAAGAGATAGAATTGTAACAGAATATGATTATAAAGATGCAATATATTCATTTTTAATTGGTAAAGGTTTAACAATAGCTTATACCGATATTGTTATTAGCAGCCCAAGTGTGGGGCAGATTAAATTTTATGTTCCCAATTTGTCAGTGGACTTACAAAGTGAATTACTTTTAGATTATCTTGCCGTTAGAAAAATTGCTGGTATCATGCTATCATACGGACTATAATATGACATTATTTTATACTTTTACAAAAGATTCAATTCAAACTGGTATTGAGAGAATTGTCAATACTACTTTTAAATTACTACGTGACCAGGGTATTGCAGAAAAAGAATGGGATGGTGATAAGATTCAAATCAAGAATCAATTTCCATCATGGGTACAAAAAGAATATGTTGATAACCCAACTTCAGCACCAGTAATTGATTTTTTTACTTATTACTATAGATGGCTTTTTGATTATGAAGGCTATGGGATGGGATTTTATCTCGAAGATTTAAGAGATATTCATTATGTACCAGATGCATTTTTACAAGCATATGCAGATTTGGTATTTTCTGGTAATTTAAATTTTGCTACTTACCCAGAACTTATTAGTAATTTTAGAAGATTTTATATGACATATGATGTATATACGAGAATACGTGGAACACAAGAAGGTATGGCATATATCTTAAAAAGTTTATTTGGTGTAACAACTGTTAGTATTTCAGTAAGTGCTGGTGGTAGATACACAGTTACATCAGATTTGAACCCTTCGTATCAAACACTATTTAAAACTTTAGCGTGTCCTTTTTCTTTTGAAATAACTTTTGTAAGTGTCTAATGAATTTTTTAAATAAATGCATTGCTTTGGCTATGTCTTTGGCTTCACGTGGGTTTACAAACAAAAAAGCTTTTGTTTGGGAAAAACAATTACGAGTTCTTTCCTGTTTTGGTAATGAGTCAATTTTACCATGCCCAAATTTACTTAAAAGTGAAAACCATGGTGGACATTATTGTGGTGGGTGTGGGTGTGGTGATAATACGTATACTCAATTATTAGTTAATGGTCAATCTTATTCTAAATTGGATTATCCATATCTTTCGTGCCCACTAAAGATGCCAGGATTCTCTAATTATGAGCCAGCAAACCCAAAAGAAATTGAAGAAAACAATAGAAAATATCAAATTGAGCTTTATGATATAATGGAACTTGATAAAATTATTGTATCCAATCCAGACCCATCTAATGTAGAATATGAAATTTTTGAGAAAATGTCTAAAATTAAAAGTTCTCAAGAGCCTAAATAATTTTTGTAATGGATCCAACAAACAAAGAAGAATTTATTGGTTTTTGTAAACGAGCCCTTGGCGAACCAGTTGTCACGGTCAATATTGGCTCTACTCAAGCTGATGATCGTTTAGATGACTGTTTAAGCTATCTAATGGAAAAGCATTTTGACTTTGTTCATAGAGCTCTTTTTGCTCATAAAATTACTGGAACCGATTTAACTCGTCAGTACATTGACACCGATGGTATGGGTCCTGCACTTGGATCCAGTGGTGGCTGGCCTAGTGCAGATCATATTTTAACCATTAGTAAAGTCTATCCTATTACTTCTACTGTTGGTGATTATATCTTTGATCTTAGATATCAGTTATCTATGCAGGACTTCTTTGGGATTTTCTTTAATCAGGGTCAAGCATCGTATGGTGCTTTATCAAATTATGAGATGGCAAGAAGTTATATTTCAACTATTGAAATGGACTTTGCATATCCAGTTGCTTATACATTCTCAAAAGCCACATCAAGACTATTTTTAGATACAGGACAAGATAGACTAAAAGTAGGAAGTTATATAATGCTTGAAGCATATGTTGCGATTGACGTAGATTTATATCCTAAAATATGGAAGGACCGTATTTTTAAACGATACTATACAGCTGTGCTGAAAAAACAATGGGCACAGAATCTTATGAAGTTTTCTGGTGTTCCATTACCCGGTGGTGCACAAATGAATGCACCTGCTCTTATGGCTGATGCTCTACGAGAAATACAAGAGATTGAAGATACGATAACCAAGATGTACGAGCCACCGCCCGATATGTTGATAGGCTAAACCATGACTACTAATCCATATATTCAAGACGATACTGGACAACAAGATTTGATGGAATCTATCACCATCGAAATTATTCAAGGTACCGGAAGAGATGTGGTGTATGTTCCACGTCAATATGCAAATATTGATAAAATCTTTGGTGAAGATATGGGTACTTCGTTTTCTACATCTTATACCATTGAAGCCTATATCAAAACAAATACTGGTTTCAAAGGAACTGATATTATTAACCAGTTTGGTATTGAAGTCAAAGATCAGCTTACTCTAGTTATTGCAAAGAAAAGATTTAAGGACATAGTTAGTGCAGCAGAACCCACAATAATTCGTCCACGTGAAGGTGACTTAATCTATTTTCCTTTATCTAAAAGTATATTTGAAATCAACTTTGTAGAACATGAAAACCCCTTCTACGCATTAGGAAAACTTCACAGTTATGAATTGACATGCGAAATGTTTAGTTACAGTATGGAAAAAATTACCACAGGAAATACTGCTATCAATGAAATTTATGACAATGCCTTTAGAACCTTCTATAACCTATATGTGTACAATCTTATAGGTGCTACTTCTTTCTATCCAGGACAATACGTAAGTCAAAGTGGCATTTCTGGTAGTTCTGGTGGATTTGGTCAAATTGAATCTTGGGGTGGTGAAACTTATAGTCCAGTGCTTATTAATATTATCAGCGGAAGCTTCAGTACCGCTTCCACGTTTAGAGCCCTCGGAGATACGGCTGGAGTCTACCAAGGGCTCACAGCGTCTATTAGCTCCATTATTGTTGATACTAATAGATACATGTCCTACGGAACCAACAAGACTCTTAAAGGAAATAATGAGGATTTTGAACAAGAAAGATTTGCAAATAATGTTGTTCCCTTTGATAATGCAAATCCGTTCTCAGAAGGTAATTATTAATGTTTCAATATTATTACGGCGCATATCTTCGAAAAGTCGTTATTGCTTTCGGTACTCTATTCAATAATATCTATGTTGCTCACCCAGAAAGTGGAGTTGACAAAAATATTCGTGTTCCTTTAACTTATGCACCCAAAGAAAAGTTTATTCGACGGTTATTAGAAGAATCATCTATTACTGATGATACTAAATTGGGTATACGTTTACCACAGATGAGTTTTGCAGTTAATCAGATTGCCATTGATCCGAGTCGTAGACGTAACAAAGTAAATACTGATGTTTTTGATGTTGTTGGAAATCAAGGCAAACAAATGTTTGTTGAAGTACCTATTAATATAACATTCAATTTGTTTATGTATACAAGACATATTACAGATACTTTACAAATATCAGAACAAATTATTCCATATTTTAATCCAGAATTTAATTTAAAAATTAACTATGGTGCAAATAGAGATGATACAACAGTTCCATTGGTCATCATGAATGGTATTAATTTAAATGAACGATACGACGGAGACTTCGGCAGTCGCCGTCTAAATATGTCTAGTATTGGATTAATTGCTAAAGGTTATATGTTTGGTCCAGCTAATGGTAATCAACCTATTGATCTTCTTGAAGATTATAATCTTGATGTGCAAGCTATGTTAGAATAAAAATGAAAGATGTAAATAAAAATTTAGAACAGTTTTTTCATATAGACTCCACAAACGAAACTAGCAAACAAGAAATTGTAAAACCTGGTGCTACCGGACCAGCAAGTGAAGATTACGATTTTGCCAGACAGAATCTAAGAAATCTTATTTCTAGTGGGGCAGTTAGTTTAGAAGGAATAATGAAAGTTGCTATTGAATCTGACAACCCAAGAGCTTATGAAGTTCTTGCTACGATGATTAAAACAATAGCTGATATCAACGTAAATCTAATGGACGTATCTACAAAATTTGCAGAAACAAATAAAGTTACTG